CAAAGTAATGTAAGAGGTGGAATAGGATTAGGATATGACCAATGATACAGAAATATATCAAGATATTCCTACATGGGATAATGGTACATGGACTAGTACAGACTTTGATAGCAGAGAAGACTTTGCGGCTTATATAAGAGATTTATTTAAAGAACCTGGTCAGTATGCATTTGATGAAACTTCTGTAGAATTTAATGGAGAAGCTACTAAGTTTAATACACAGGGTTTTTATTGTGCTGCTCCTTTTAAATCAAGAGATTTTATTAACTACTGGGAAGGAGAAAAAAAGAAATGTAGAAAAGGTGTAATCTTTAAATCAAAAGATAAAGTTTGGTATATAGCAAGAGACTACTACATGTGGTTAAACTTTTTACCGATCTTTAACAAAGAGATTCAAAAGTTTGGATTTGCTGATATTAGAGATGCTCAGTATCATATGGCATTATATGAAGTGCTAGCAGAGTTAAACTATAAACATGTTGCTATACTAAAGAAACGTCAGATAGCAGGCAAAGCTTATTAATCAGCAATGGTTTGAGCCAGGGGTAACTCTTAAGATAGGAGCTAGCCTCAAAGATTACATTAATGAGAAGGGATCATGGAAGTTCTTAGATGAGTATGCAGCATTCTTAAATGAACATACTGCATGGTATAGACCAATGAACCCTAGTAAGGTAATGATGTGGCAGCAAAAGATTGAGGTCAGAAAAGGTAATAGAAAAACTGAAGTAGGTCTAAAAGGAAGGGTCCAGTTAAATATTTCTTTCATGAGGAGGCTGGTATTGCACCTAAGATGGATAAGACTTATGAGTATATGAGACCAGCAATGAGATCAGGGCTTACTACTACAGGACTGTTTATAGCCGCAGGATCCGTAGGTGATTTATCACAGTGTAATCCTCTTAAGGATATGATCCTTAATCCAACCTCTAAAGATGTTTATGCTGTAGAAACTATGATCCTTAATCCAACCTCTAAAGATGTTTATGCTGTAGAAACTAATTTAATTGACCATAAAGGTACTGAAGGTATGTCAGGTTTATTTATTCCTGAACAATGGTCAATGCCTCCTCACATAGATCAATATGGAAACTCTAAAGTAGAAGAAGCTACAATAGCTTTGCAACAACAATTTGATGATTGGAAAAGAGAATTACCTCCAGAAGATTATCAACTTAGAATATCTCAACATCCTAGAAACATTAAAGAAGCTTTTGATAATAGATCCGTATCTGTATTTCCTACACATCTTTTAGCAGCACAAAACAGAAGAATAGAAGAAAAAGAATATGGTTATGAATTCTTAGATATTTATGCCGATGATGAAGGTAAACCTGCTGTAAAGAAAAGTAATAAGCAACCAATAAAACAATTTCCTGTAAATAAAAAAACAGAAGATAAAACAGGTTGTCTTGTAGTATGGGAAAGACCTGTTGCAGATCCAGGCTTTGGAACATATTATGCATCTATTGACCCTGTATCAGAAGGTAAGACTACAACATCAGAATCACTATGTTCTATCTATGTCATGAAAAATTCTGTAGAAGTAACTAAAGTTACTGGAGTAGAAACTGAAACATATGTAGAACAAGGTAAAATAGTAGCCGCTTGGTGTGGAAGATTTGATGATATAAATAAAACCCACCAGAGATTAGAACTTATTATAGAATATTATAATGCATGGACAGTGATTGAAAATAACATATCCTTATTTATTCAGTATATGATATCTAGAAGAAAGCAAAAATATTTAGTACCAAAGAGTCAGATAATGTTTCTTAAAGATCTTGGATCAAATAAAAATGTATTCCAGGAATATGGTTGGAAAAATACAGGAACTTTATTTAAAGCACATTTGTTGTCTTATGCTATTGAGTTTGTAAGTGAAGAGCTTGATCAAGAAACAAAAAGTGATGGAACAGTGGTAAAAACAACTTATGGTATAGAAAGAATACCAGATCCAATGCTTATAAAAGAAATGCAAGAATATGCAGATGGAGTCAACGTAGATAGATTAGTATCATTTGCAGCTCTTGTGTCATTTATGAAAATACAAGAATCTAATAGAGGTTATACTAAAAGAGTAGATAGAGATGATACAGCTAAAAAGTTGCAAAAGTCAGAAAATTTATTTAAATTAAATAGTAGTCCGTTTAGACATATGGGCAGAAAAAACAAAAGATCAAAAGGTAGAGGTTTTAAAAAATCAGCTTTTAAAAATATTAAATAAAAACTATGCAGGTATTTAATGCACTTCAATTAAAAAACGGAGCTAAGGCAGAGCAAAATAGAATTGGTTCTGTTACTCAACCTTTACAATTTTTATCAAAGAAGAAAAAAGATGAAGAGTGGGCTGCTTGGAATTTAGATTGGTTAGAGTGGAATGGTATTAAACAGTTGCGTAGAAATGGAAGAAGACTCTCTAAAAATTATAAACTTGCAAAGGGTCATATTGATAGATCTGATTACATTGTAGAAGAAGATAATGAAACTAGAACTATTGTAGACATGTTAACTCAAAGTGATGAAGGATCTGCATTAGAATTAAAATTTTATCCAATAATACCAAATGTAATAAATGTATTAGTAGCTGAATTCGCCAAAAGATCTACTAAACTTACTTACAGAGCTGTTGATGAATTTTCATATAATGAAATGCTTGAGCAAAAAAGAAGTATGGTGGAAGAGGTTTTATTAACACAGGCTTCTACTAAAATTACTGCTGCATTATTAGAACAAGGTTTAGATCCAAATTCTGAAGAAGCGCAAGAGCAATTGAGTGGTGATAGTTTAAAAAGTTTACCAGAAATAGAAATGTTCTTTAAAAAGAGTTACAGATCTATGATAGAAGAGTGGGCTACTCATCAGCATAAAGTAGATATGCAAAGGTTTGGCATAGATGAACTTGAAGAAAGAGCATTTAGAGATATGCTTATTACAGATAGAGAGTTTTGGCATATGAGAATGATGGAAGATGATTATGAAGTAGAGCTTTGGAATCCACTTCTTACATTTTATCATAAGTCTCCTGATGCAAGATATATTTCCGATCGTAATCGGGTTGGTAAAAGTGATATGATTACTGTTTCTGATGCAATTGATAAGTACGGTTATTTAATGGATGAAGATCAATTAAAATCCTTAGAATCTATTTATCCTGTAAGAGCTGCTGGTTATAATATTACAGGTTATCAGAATGATGGTAGTTTTTACGATGCAACTAAATCTCATGAATGGAATACACAAAGACCTTCATTAGCTATGCGACAGTATACTAGCTTTATGGGTCAAGAAGGAATTTCTGAAGGTAATGATGCTGTACAACAAATACTTGCTCAGAGTGAAGATTATAAAGATGAAGGTACTGCATATTTAGTCAGAGTTACTACAGCATACTGGAAATCACAAAGAAGACTTGGACATCTTACTAAAGTTACTGAACAAGGAGAAGTAGTAACTGAAATAGTTACGGAAGATTATAAAATAACAGATAAGCCTATATATGATACCAGACTCTTTAAAAATAAATCTAAAGACAATATTGTATTTGGTGAACATATAGACTGGATATGGATTAATGAAGTTTGGGGTGGTATTAAAATAGGTCCAAATTTACCAAGCTATTGGGGAATGAATAGTTCTGATGGGTTTACACCAATGTATATTGGTATAGATAAAAAGAAACCAGGACCGCTTAAGTTTCAGTTTAAAGGTGATAATTCACTATATGGATGTAAGCTTCCTGTAGAAGGTGCTGTGTTCTCAGATAGGAATACAAAATCTACAGCTCTTGTGGATCTTATGAAACCATTTCAAATTGGTTATAATATTGTAAACAATCAAATGGCTGACATACTAGTTGATGAATTAGGAACTGTTATTATGCTTGATCAAAATACTCTTCCAAAACATTCACTGGGTGAAGATTGGGGTAAGGGTAACTTAGCTAAAGCATATGTAGCTATGAAGGATTTTCAAATGCTGCCTCTTGATACTTCTATTACAAATACAGAAAATGCATTAAACTTTCAACACTTTCAGAAACTTGATTTAGATCAAACTAATAGACTCATGTCTAGGATTCAGCTAGCTAATTATTTTAAACAACAAGCATATGAAGTAATAGGAGTTAATCCACAAAGAATGGGTCAACAAATTTCTCAGCAAACTGCTACTGGAGTAGAACAAGCTGTAAATGCATCATATGCTCAAACAGAAATGTATTTTATTCAACATGCTGATTATTTAATGCCTAGAGTTCATCAGATGAGAACAGACTTAGCGCAATATTATCATAGTACTTCTCCATCCACTAGATTAAGTTATATTACATCTGCGGATGAAAAAGTTAATTTTGAGATAAATGGTACAGATATGCTTATGCGAGATTTAAATATATACTGTAGTACAACAGCAAACCATAGAGCAGTGTTAGAACAACTTAAGCAAATGGCAATGCAAAACAATACTACAGGAGCTAGTATATATGATCTTGGTAAAATTGTACAATCTGATTCTATTGCAGAATTAAATGCTGCTATGAAAGACTCTGAAGCAAAACAACAAGAACAAAAGCAGCAAGAAATGCAAGCTCAACAACAACAACAAGAACAGCAAATTCAAGCTCAACAACAAGAGCAGCAAGCTGAAAGAGATTTTAAAACTTCTGAAGCTGAGAAAACAAGAAGAAAAGATATACTTGTTGCAGAAATTAGAGCTGCAGGATATGGTTCAATGATGGACATTAATAAAAATGAGCAATCAGATTATCAAGATGCTATGACAGACATTAGAAAAACAGATCAATATCAGCAGCAAACCCAAATGCAAAGAGAGAAGCAAGCTAATGATATGATTAAACATAATCAAAAAATGAGCATTGAAGAACAAAAGATTCAAGCTCAAAGAGAAGTAGCTGATAAACAACTACAAATAGCTAGAGAAAATAAAAACAAATATGATGATAAATCATCAAAATCAAATAAGAAAAAATAGTTTAGCTATATAATGCAAAATTTTTAATAAAAGTTTGTAAATAATTTTAAATTTTTAAGATTTAATTTAGTATATTAAAGTAATAACCAACAAAAACTGACAAATGGCAGAAGAATTAAATGAGGAAACTCAAACGCAAGATTCTACAACGGTAGAAGAAGTAGATGTAAATATTGATGAAATCTTTGGAAATGTGGGAGCTGACAATGTTATGTTGCCTCAAGAAGAAGATGAAAAGAAACCAAATATCTTTTCTAAACCAGAAGAACTTGACACAACGTTCATTGACAAACCTGAAACAACTACAACTGAAACTCCTAAAAAGGAAATGACAGCTGAAGAAAAAATTGAATCAACTCCTGATTCTGTAGTAGATGAAGCATTAGCTGAATTAGATGATGCAATTACTGAAGAAGAAGCAGGAGATGCTAAACCAGGTAGACGTAAAACTGATAAAAATGGTTTACAAGAACTAGCGTCTAAGATGATAGAGGAAGGTACTCTATTTGGTTTTGATGATGATAAACCGATTGAAGAATACACTACTAAAGATTTTAGAGAATTGTTTGAAGCTAACTTCCAAGAAAGAGAAGCTAAAATAAGACAAGATACTCCAAAAGAGTTTTTTAATTCTCTTCCTGATGAGCTTAAAGTAGCTGCTAAATATGTAGCAGATGGAGGACAAGATCTAAAAGGATTATTCAAAACACTCTCTCATGTAGAAGAGGTTATTGAATTAGATGCTAATAATCCTGATCATCAAGCTAGAATAGCAAGACAATATCTTACAGCTACTAATTTTGGCACACCTGAAGAAATAGAAGAAGAAATAGAAACTTGGGAAGATACAGATAGATTATCTAAAAAAGCAAATCAGTTTAAACCTAAGTTAGATAAAATGCAAGAAAAAATTGTTGCTCAACAATTAGCTCAACAAGAGCAAAAGAAAAAGCAACAAGAGAATCAAGCAGCTGTATATATGGATAATGTATACAATACACTTTCTAAAGGTAAATTAGGAGAAGTTAAGTTAGATAAAAGAGTTCAGAATCATTTATATTCTGGTTTAGTTCAACCTAACTATCCATCTATATCTGGTAAGCCTACTAACTTATTAGGTCACTTGCTTGAAAAATATCAGTTTGTAGAACCAAGACATGATCTTATTGCAGAAGCATTATGGTTACTTTCTGATCCTAATGGATATAAAGAAAAAATTAAAGGTCTTGGTAGTCAGGCAGCTGTGGCAGATACAGTAAGAAAACTAAAAACTGCACAGTCTAAAAAGAATACTAGTTCTTCTACACCAGTTAGAGAAGAACGTGTAACAAGAAAAAAGGGTACAAAAAATACAGTACAAAGAAAGAACAGTATGTTCAAAAGATTTTAATTAGTAAACAAATAAAACAAATAAATAAAAAATGGCAACTCCAGTTTTAAACAATGGTATCTTTCTACGGGATACAGCGTACAACGCAAGTTCACACGTAGATTCTTATCACTTGGTTAACATGCTTAAAGATGCAGAACCTATGGACCTTGGTCCTGTGGACCTATGGGCTATGTCCCAGAAGGTAGAAATGCCTCTTTATCAAATGTCTAGCTTTGGTGGGAAGAATGTAATTATGGTAGATAATGCTCGTGGAGAGTATAAATGGCAAACGCCAGTATCTAATGACCTTCCTTACATTATTGAGGATATTGAAGACCCTGCAGCAGTTCTTGGTGTAGATGGAACTACTTTCCGCATTAAGATAAGCAGAAGAGAATTTGGTCATGGTGACATCATTACTTATGACAAGTACAATGGTACTGAACTTTACATTACTGATGAAGATATTCTTCCAATGGGTGATGGTTATATTTACACTGTTCAACTTGTTAATAATAATTCATCTGCATCTTTAGATAGAGCTTTTTTAGCTAATGGAACTAAATTCTTTAGAAAAGGTTCTGCTAGAGGTGAATACGGTGAAAGATTCTCTGATATTACAACAAGAACTGGTTTCCGTGAATTCTACAACTATGTAGGTGGTGCTGAAGCTCACGTTCACTATTCAGTTTCTTCTAGAGCTGATCTTATGATCAAAGGTGGAATGAATGCTGATGGTACAGTTCCTGTAACTGAGATCTGGAGAAGTTCTGATAAAGGAATGGATCCTTCTGTAACTTCATTAGAAGATATGGTAAAAGTAATGGGTAAAGATAAAGTAAGAAGAGCATTTGATAATGGCGATCTTTCTAGAACTTTCCTTACTCAAATGGAATCTGCTCACTTAACAAAAGTAGCAAATGACATTGAGTCTTACCTAATGTGGGGACAAGGTGGTAGAGTTAGACAAGACGGTCCAGATGATTTAAGATTATCTGTAGGTCTTTGGCAACAACTTGATAACTCTTTCAAAAGAGTATACAACAAGAATAACTTTAACCTTGACTTATTCCGTTCTGAGATTTATAACTTCTTTAATGGAAAAGTTGAATTCCAAGGTCCAGATCCAAGCAGACAATTAATTGTTCAAACTGGTATGGGTGGAATGAGAATGGTAAATGAAGCTATCAAGAGAGAAGCAGTTGCTTCAGGTCTTGTAATTCAAGCTGCTGATATAGGTGCAATC